TTGAGTTGGCCAGCAGGGCATGCGATCGGGCCTGTTACCGTACAGGCGAACGTCAGATCGATGTTTCCGGATGCCGGAATCGTCCCGGCTTCGGTGCAGAGATAGATATTGCCGCTAACGTCTTGCGCGCGGGCGCCGACCGGTATGGGGGTTCCAGTTAGGCCTGTGCAGGTCGCAACAACTGAAGTCGGCTCGGCAGGATTGCGCTCGATGAAATAGATTCGGCCGATAGCATCCTGCATCCGCCCGGAAGCAAATGCGGGATCGACACCATTGGAAAGCGCCAGGAATTGGTCATTCTTGTCGCCGATGATTGCCGTCAGCGATGTGGCCAGTTGACCTTGAGGCGTCGTCAGGTTCGGCGTGCCATCTGCGTTCGTGATGACCAACCCGCTACCAAACGCGGCTTGTTGATCCTCCTGAACGCCGGCAAGAATGGCCGATTCTGCTGGCGCGGTGAAGCCATTCGGCCCAAGGACTGGGCTCGGCACATTTGTTGACATGGGAGAGGACGCAAAAAAGCCCGCGCGCGGCGGGCTTGGTTATTTCAATGTGGCCGAGTTAGAAGCTGGCCGCCGAGACGTTGCCGGCAGTGTCCGTTACCTGGATTTGGCCCTGCAGTTGACGATTCACGACGCCCGTGATGAACACTTGCGCACTCACAACCCCTGCAACCGTCTCTGCGGCAGCAACAAGATCAGCCTTTACGATGGATAGGGCGGGGAAGTGGCCCAGAATGTCTTGCCAATATGGGACGCCAGTTGCTTGGTTGTACCAAACCTCGCCGAGGAACGTCCGGCATGCTGTCGCGGCGTTTTGCGCTAGCGCATAGGGATCGGCGGCGACGGCGATTGAACCCGATGCGTCTACGGTCAAGTCCCATGTGGCCGGGTCGAGATATAAAGTGGTGGCCATATTCAATTCGGGGGGTTAGTGTTGCTGCCTGCGCCGTTCTCATGGTGGGTGTGCGTGCTGTCAATCGCCTTGCCGTTCGAGGTGATCGACCCAACGAATTGCACTGCACCCGTGATGAGCGATGCAACGCCGCTTGTGACGCTGCCGGTCATACCAGCCAGCCACGACAACAGCCCCTGAATAATCACGGCGCCGCTGAAGTTCGATTGCGGCGAGTTCACGGTAAAAGATGTCGATGCACTGGCTACGATGAGAGGCGCTATCAGACTGATCTGCGTCGGTGACACCACGGCAACGCCAGAGCTCGAGAACGCAATGTATTGGCTCGGCGTCCCATTCAGCATTCCACCGAAATAGCATGCATCCGCCATATCAAACATCCGCTTGCTGCCGGGATTGGCTGGTCCCTTGCTCGCGATCACGCTCGAGATATCGCGGTCTGCGAATCCGGCCCAGCCGATGTCGCCCACCTGCGGATCAATGATGACCGCGTTCGCGCCACCCTGAAGCCGGAAGTAGGGGCAGTGATAAATCGTCCCGTGCGACTCCGCGTTGCCTGCGCCATCCGTCTGATTGACGAGTGGGAGGATATCGACGAAGCCGACTGGCGAGATGCCGCCGTTGTTCGTGACGCCCATCACCTTCACAAGTTGCATGGTCCGAACGCGGGCCAGAATCGACCAGACCATGAACGTCTGGGCATTGAAGTCCGAGCCGGCCGAGTTTGGGGTCTGCTGCCCGTTGTAGCCGTTATTGCTGAGCATTGAACGGAGACCCCGAAAATGACGTTTCCCACAGGCCGTTCGGCGTCTCGCTTTCGAGATCGTGCGCGATGCCGAACATCACGAATGTGCCATTGGCGAAAGGAAGACTGCTTTGCACCTGGCAGTTTCCGCCTATCCTCAATTGCGGATTGAACAGCGTCTTGACTGCGATGCTGCCGCCCAAACCGGCATTCGACGGGTATCCGATCATGCCTGTACCCGGAGAGATGAGCGGGATTGAACCGCCGCGGCTGCCGCCCTTCGGCCAGATTGCGCACGTACCGTTATCGAGCGTCCAGTTGATGTTCGCGGCGTTGGCGCACGCTTCCATCTGCTGCTTGGGCGATCCGTGAAAGTAGGGCGTCGAGAGCTTGGCTGTGACACCATTGTTCTCGAACGAGTAGTTGTTCTGCACAGCGAGGTTCTGCATGATATTCGCAACGTCGGCCACGCCAGGGAAGCTCAGCGCCGCCGTGGTTTTGACCGCCTCGAACAGACCCGCATGCGCCGTGATGTGCAAGGTCGAGTCCGGCGCCCCGCTCATATCTACTGTCGCCAGGGAAACCTGCCCCTGGAAGATCGTGCTCATGCCGGCGATGGCGTCGCCCGCCTCGATGATCATCTGGTAGAACCGTGTCGTCACCTGTCCGCCGTTGAGACGGCTCACGGACGATAGCTGGTTCATCAGCGACGGCGTGAGTCCATGCACAATCACGGATGCCTCACCCATCGAAGGCGCCCCGGCACTCGCGATGGTGGCCTGAATGCGCAGGCCCGTGACGCTCACCTGGTCGAAATTTCCCTCGGTGAAGTTGTACTGGACACCGTTCGTGTCACGCCCGAGCCTGAACGTCAGATTGATTGTGCGCTTAACGAAGCTCATCAGCCGACTCCGGCGAGGTCCGACGCTTCCAGGTAGCAGAATACGTAGCGCGTTCCGAGCCCTGGGCTGGACGGGTCCAAGCCGGTGCTAGGCAGCGTGAAGGTGCCCTGCGTGTCGACAAAGCACAGGTCACCCACGAAGCCGAGGTACAGGCTGCGCACAATGCGATTCAGGTTCTGGCAGATGACGCCGCCGATCAGCAGTGAGCCGTTGACGGATAGGTCGCAGTAGAATCCCGTCGACTTCTGGTACAAATTAATTGTGCAATTCTGGCCCGCAAGCTGCACTGAGATCGTTTGCGAAAACGTGTCCGCGATTGGGATGATCTGCATAAATTTTCACGCACTCACGGCTGGATTCACCGAGTGCTATCCTTTTGATTCGCTTGCTGCGGCCGTGGCAAGTAGACAACGAGAAAGAGAATGAAAAAAGCTATTGTTGTTGCGGCTCTTGTCTTCCCGGTTTTGTGTCAGGCGCAGGACGTTAGTCCACAGAAAATCAACAACTGCAATCAACAAGCCATGCTCGTCAATATGGCCGCCTCATACAGAGACTCACAACAGTCTCCGCAAGAATTCATGAAGTTTGTCAACCAGAAGCGAAGCATTTTCAATACGCTTACGGATCAACAAATCAAGCGGATGATCAACGTGGTGTATTTCGACGAGAGGTTTGCTGGACTACCGCCACAGGTTCTCCAACAAGCGGTTTCTGACCAGTGCATCAATCCCGCTCCGCAGTACCAGCCTATCCAGTAGCCTCACTGGAAATTCACGGTGTTGGGGCCGAACAGCGTTGACATGCCTCCTGTTGGGGGCCGCGTCTGCACGGAACCGCCCTGCTGAGGATCGGCCCCGCCAGGCGCCGCAGTATTGGTGAAAGCCGGCGAGGGAGCGATGCGGATTTCCTGAAGCGCTATATCCACCGTCAGCAGCCCGACGCCATTGGTTGACGTGCGCCGATAGTCGTAGTGCGTGATGTTCGCGTTCCGATATATTTTGGTCGGCGTGACGACATCGACCAGCACCGTCGAAGCGGCCAGCGCATCAATCGTATCGAGAAACTGCGCGCGGGCCGCCTCCGTCCCGCCCTTGGTCATCCTGATATGCGCATCGTAGGGCGTGGCGACCTTGTTGTAGCTCTGAAATGCCCCTTGCTCCTGGGGGGCGTTCGATATCTGCCAGTCGCGCTTGAACTCGAGGTCAACGACGGAATCAGGAAATACCTGAAACACGCCGTTGATCCCGATGCCCCACTTCGGGCCCGCAAACAGACCGAGGATGAGCTGCGCATCGGCGACGACCAGCGAGACCGTGTTCGTGACGTTGGCGACTTTGCCGAGCAGCGCCGGGATTCCGTTTGCCATCAGCTAAGCCCTGTGTTTGCCTGCGCGGTAAAGGCGTACTGTTTCACCGCCGGCCCGATGTCCTTGGCGATACCCTTCGCATCGGTCGCCTGTGTCTGCACGTTGATCTGCGCAATCTTCACGTCACTGGTGCTGGTATTTCCGCCGCCGGCATTGTTGCGCGCCATGATCGCGTTGAGCTTCGCCCCGTATTGCGGGTCAGTCGCATATTTTCCCGTCAGTGCGTTTGCAAAAGCTTGGGGATCATTCTCATGCGTTCTGGCGGATGCATAAGCGCTGCCCGTCGCCAGGAGTTTGGCGTGCGAATCGAAAGCATCGGCCAGCGAATCGAACTTGGCGAACCGCTGCGTGACGCGCTCCATCTTGCCGTTGATAAACTCGTTGGTCTGAGCCTCAACATAGGGCTGACCGGCCCTGGCCTTGATGCCGAACGGATTGTTGCTACCTGCTGGCATGTGTGCGCCGTTGCCGCTCTCGAGCGCGAACTGAGCCATCGTCACCGCAGCCGGGATGCCGTACTTCGATTCAGAAGACTTGGCCGCTTGCATGGCTTCGGCGAGAACCGATGTGCCACCAGACGGCTTGGACGGACTGGCCGGCGCACCGTCCGTTGGCGGAGCAGCGGCGGGTTCTGCATCATGCTTGCCCGTGATCGCATTCCAGACGGCCTTGGCCCGACCCTTGACCCAGTCGAAAGCAACCGAGAATGCTGTTTTGAACGCAGCCAGAATGGCCGGCCCAAGATTCTTGATTAGACCAACCCAGTCGGTGAAGTACTGGCCGAGATCGCCGATAAGGGCGGACCATGCCTTGCGGATGTCGTCACCGTTGCCGGTAAAGAGCGACACGACCAGCTTGAGCAGATCCTCGACGCCAGATACCCAGTCGGTGAAGACTGCCTTGAGCGATGCGAAGACCGGCGTCACAACGCCCGAGATCGCATTCCACTTGTCCGCAAAGAACTGCCAGAACCCGCCGAATGCAGACTGACCGCCGTCGATCCAGGTTTTCCAGTCGTCGTAAAGCACGGCAACAGCGGCAACGGCAACGCCGATACCCGCAGCCAATGCTGCGATACCAGCTATAGGCGCCGCTAGTGCAACGGCAAACGCCGCTGCGGTGGCAGCCAGGCCGATGAACATGGCTTCGACCATGGGCCGGTGCGTCGCCGCCCATTCCGAGAGCTTAAGCAGCGCAGCCGCTAACTGCTGAATGTACGGCGACAGCGACGTGAGAATCTTGCGGCCGAGGTCGGTTGATGCTTGGCCCATGGCGCGCCAGGCTGCCTGCAACTGTTGCGCAGACTTCGCATCAGCCTCGTTCGTGACGCCGATCTTTTCCTGCTCTGCCAGCAACGCCTGTACAGCCTGACGACCTTGCATTAGCACGTTCACGGTGCCTTCGTCAAAGCCCATGCCGGCGCCAAGTGCCTGAGCGCGGGATGCATCCATGCCCTTGAACGCGTCCGACGCCATCAACAGACGTTCGCTCGATGTCGTGGCCTTGTCGAAATACTTCGCCACGTTGATGCCGGACATAGCCAAACTTTGCAGAACCTGCGCACCCGGCGTGCCGGTGATCGATATCTGCGCCATCTGCTGCGCCATCGCCTTCAGCGAGCCCGTGATACCGGCAGACGAACCACCCGCACGTTCCGCTACGCCCTGCCATGCAGACAGGGTTTCGGTCGACATGCCGATGTTCTTCGCCATGCGGCCCACGGCGGCGTCACTGGCTACGACATCGGAGACGAACGACGACAGCCCCTTGCCGGCCGTGAAGACCGCGAGCAGGCCGACGACCTGATTCTTGATCTGACCGAAGAACTCGCCGGCTTGTTTGCCGCGGGCCTCCATATTCTTGGCGGTTGTGTCGGCATCGTCGCTCGTCTTCTTCATCGCCGCCGAGGCGTCCTTCTGGCCTTTTTGAAAACCAGAGGCGTCAAGGCCAAGCGAGACAACCAGCGCGTCAATTACGGTGCTCATGGTTCCTCGCTCTTTTGCGCAATCTGTTTGTTGTAGGCGTCAACGGTGATAATTTCCAGGAGGTCGTAGATATCCTCCATGCCCAGAACCGTTTCGATTTCAGCCATCGTTGCAAGACGCGCCGATATGACGGCACCTATCGTGCGCGGGACGTTCACATATTCTGCGTAGGCGCGTCCGTCGTCAGCGAAGTGGCTTAGTTTCAGCCGACGACGGCTGTAAAAAAATTTGTATGCAGGAAGAACAGCTCTTTGCGCAGACGCAGACGCGTCGAGATTTCCTCGATGTCGTCCTCTATCAACGGTCCAACGCCACCATGGCCGCGCTTGATGGCGGGACGCGCCGGATCGGGAACGAACGAGACCATGGCGAACATCTCGTCGAGCAGCGGCTCTGCATCCTCGAAGCTGAGTCCCGAGAATGCCTTGATGCCCATGGCAGCGACGCCAGCCAGGCCGGCGCTCGCGATGTCATCCGGCACCTCAACGCCTGATTTCGCCAATGCGAGCAGGGCGCGGAATGCCCACTTCTCGGCTTGCGAGGGGGGCATTTCGGTGATCGTAAAGACCTTGCCGGAATCACGGCCCTCTGCCTCAATGACGATCGTGTGTTGTTTGCGGGCCATTTAAGTCGGCACTCCGATAGTGAGCTTCCAGTGCACTTCGAACTTCCGGGGCTGCAGGGTTTTCTTGGCTGCGGCGAGCGGCGTGTAATTCTTCAGCACGCCGGTCGTGAGCGTGTACACCCTGCTGACCGATGGCTGATTGATTACGCCAAAGGCAAAGAACGGTGTCTGCGCAGCTTCCTCCGCCGCATACCACGAATCGAAGAAGGTATTGCTCGGGCTATCCGCCTGAAGCGTGACAGACATCACCTTGACCTGCGGAATCCAGCCAGCAGACAGATTGCCATCGGCGCCCATGACGACTTCCTTGGTGTCGACGGCGGCAATGTCGTACATGTCGTCAGCCGAGAAACCCTGGAGTTGCTGGGGCACGGTAAAGAGCCCCGCGACGCCGAGCATCAAAACAGAATTTGCGGACGTGATATCCATTATTGAACCTCGACCGAGCTAACGTTGATGGATTGAATCGATCCGCCCTGGACGTACCAGAACGTAATCGGCGGCGATGTGCGGTTGCCGCGCGTCTGCGCAGAAGCGGTTTGAATTTGCAGATACCAACCCTGGCTTTGCAGCGTGCTTGCGATGGCAGTTCCAGCGGCGTTATTCACTTCGGCGATCTGAGCCGCAGACAACGCGACGTTCTGATCAATCAAACCGAAGTTCAGCGCTGCATTAATCGGGTCTTGCATCGCTGCGCTGACAAGCGCATAGCCGGCGGGGTTGTACGGAATCGACTTGACGTTGGTCAACAACTCCATCAAGGCGAGCTGGAATTGACTATTGAGCCAAATCTGCCCTACGTACGCGTCGACCCACTTGAACGGGCCCGAGATCGAGCCGGGATAGAAGAACGTGAAAGCCTGGTTGGCCGTTGCATAGGCCCCGTACCAGTTGTAGCCATTAGCCTGAAGATTCGCCGACACCGTCTGGTTCGTCACGCTAGGCAACAGACCGGATTGCGACTTGAACGCGAGAGTGGAATCGCCATTCGTTTCGGTGAAGTCGATCGACGCGACGGCACCCGATGCGAACGCGGCAAGACCGTACGGAATGCTCGGCACGTAAATCGGCGTCGTGCCGGAGAGGCTTGCCGCGATGATCTTCTGACCCAGTGACGAAGCTGCGTCCGTCGATTCAGTCGGCGTGATATCGGTGTCTTCGACGAAGTACGCGAACTGATCGTTCGTCGAGCCGGCCCATTGTGCAAATTCGTACTTCAGCGTGTTGCCCGAGCCGCCATCCGGATCGAAGTCCGAGAAGAACGTCGCCCAGTTCGTCGTCTGCGCCACGATGCCGGCCATGTAGGCAGCAGGAGCGGCAGCAATAGCGGCGCCTTGCGACAGGATCGCGCCGGTCTGCTGCGTCAGCATGAGGCCAGCGGCGAGCGTGCCCGTGGCGTACTGGATAGTTTCAGTCGCGCCCGTCGCGGTGCTGGTGAACACGAACGCACCAGAAACGCTGTCATACGTGACGGCGAACGGAGGCGACGTGAATCCAGCCTGAATGATCGTGGCCGCGCTAGAAAAGCTTGTTGCCGCCGACAGGCTGATCGTGGACGACGTTTCCGGCACACCGGCAAAGTTGATCGTGAGTGTGCCGGTCAGGGCCTGAAGCTGGGTCAGCGTCAAGCCCGAGATGTTGCCGCCACGGAGGTAGCCTGGAACGGCTGCCAGGTTGTATTGCGCGAATAGCATCGCAGCCGGCAGAACGTTCGAGCCCGTGAAGCCAGCGAAATAGATCGCGGCCTGCGCGGCTTGAACAGAAGCCGGACCGAAATAGGACGATACGGCCGCCGCCGAGGGGAACGAAAGGACTTGGCCGGTCGGAACGCGGGTGTTTTCGGTCAAACAAAGACCGATCAGTTCGAGTGCACTCCCGCCGGCCGAAATGACTGACGGGACGACCGAGACAATGGCACTTGCGGGAATGCTCGCCATGAGGGCTCCAAAAGAAAAAGCCCGCTCAATGGCGGGCTCGAAAGAATTGGGTGAGGCGGGTTGTTAGGCGGGGTACTGCGCTTGAACGCTGGTCACGCTGGCTTCGATGCTGGATGCGAACTGCTGCGGGACAGTCAGGACCGGATTGGCCTGCATAACGACGTCGACAACCCACCGATCTTCCACTTGCTGCTCACCGTTCGTGAACGGCATCTGATGTGGATCGTTGGCGTACAGCGGCGTTACGTCGAAGCCGGACAAGGCAAACGCGCTGGTCGCGTAGCCGTCTCGAAACAGCGTAGTGATGATCTGCGTATTGTCAGCGCTAGCCGGCCCGTGCACGTCAAGCTGCACGGTGACCTGGGTTGGCTGCAACAGCATTTGCGTGCCAGCAGCCATGATCTGGCTTGAGACGGATTGGGAAGGCGTAACGGTGTATGTTCCGACGCCTCCGGTTCCCGTACCAAGTGCCGTCACCACGGTATTGGCAGCGATGTTATTGCCTAACAACTGTGCGCCAACCGCTATAGCGCCGACGCTTATCTCGGTCACTGTCAATATGTTTGCGGCGATGGACCCGGTGAAGGCCACATCCGCATAGGTGTCGACGTTCGTTTCAAGGCGGCCACGTAACGTCGGCGTCATCATGACGAAGTCGGGGCCAACCGGCTCCGGCACGCGGTTGTCCTGGGCGCGAACGACCTCAATGCCAGCCGGCAGGACGGACAACAGGAATGAGCGGAGCGCCTTAATCGTCTGGCTTTCTGTGAGGCTTAGAGAGATAGCCATCGGTTAGCTGCCGCTCTGTCGCGTGACACAAAATTTTGTCCATCCGGCTGTTGCATTCCAGTCTTCGAACTGGAACACCAGCAGCCACACGGAACCGTCCGGCAATGTCACCAGATCGCCGCCCTCCTGAGTGGAGCGCACGACGGCATCCCATTCGCCGTTGGCATACATCGCCTTGCGCTCACCCTGGAGGTTCAGGCCGCTGACCTGAATCAGGTCGTTGTACTGAAGTGGCTGCATCTGGACCGGGATGTCAAGCGCCCCTCCGTATGCGGGCACGCGCTTGCCGTCGTCGTTTGTCCCGTATCCTTGCGACGGCTGAATCGATGCGATCACCCACGGATTCACGGCAGCCACGTAGCTGCCGACGATGTTGTTGAGGTTCATTCCTGGACTTCCGAGTCAACGCTGTTCAACATGTGATCTGAGTCGACCAAGGGTTTATCGAAGCCCTTCTTTGCGATGGTCGACTTCGCATTGCCCGGCTCGCTGAAATCGCGAATCGACTCCTGCAACTGCTCGGCTACATGCTTGCCGAGTCGGCCGAGCGCGACAGTCGAATCGTAGTTCGCCGCCTTGATGATCTTGCCGAGGTCGGCTGGCCAGTCACCCTTATTCTTCTGGATCATGCTGCGGAAGAAGGGGCGCGCTGGGATGGTGACGGTGTATTCGTCGACGTGGTGCGTGGTCGAGAAATTGGCTTTGTCCGCCTTGACGAACTTACCGTCATTGGCAAACTCCCCGTTCTTCTTGAGATTCCGATTGATGGTGACGTCATGCTCCGGCACAGTGACCGTCCCGCCATATTCGTTCGTGGCGGCGATCAGCGCGACCGGCGTCCCATCGGGATAGGTTGCCCCCTCCAGAAAGCCGACATTGACCGTGTTGGCCTTACCGACTTTCTCGGCGATCTCGCGCAGCTTTGCTTCGAGCACTGCACCACCAGAGAATGCGCCCATCAGACCCCCCTGAAACCACCATATGGATTGACGTTGGACACTAGGCCCGGAACGTAATGCATCGTTCGATACTGTGCGGTGGCAGTCCAGAATGCAGCGCCA